TTAGAGAAGGTCAATACAAAAGAGGCGGTGCTTTATTATCACCAAGACAAAGATACATAGCTGAATTAAAAGGCTTGACTGGCTTACAACAAAAGGCTATTGAAGATTACATTGAAGAAAACAATTTGACAAGCGATGAAGTTTTGCATATTGTTATTGGATTAGGTAGAAAGCAAATTAGCCGTAGCGATGTAAGCACTGCAATAGTTGGCACAAAAAACAATGCTGAAAGCAAAAAGTTATTAGCCTTTGCTATGTCCGATTCAGCTTTAAAGGCAGAATATGGTGCTTTTATGGATGGGGTTTATGGTGGCGGTGGCAAAACAACATTTGCTGAAAAGTCAAGTGCAATAGCCAAAAACTTTGTTGGTAAATCCGTTGAACCTAAATACCAAAAGGAATACGGAAAACGCTACGATGCCAAAGAGGCTAAAGAAGTTGGTAACAAAATTGCTGGAAAGCAAAAAGCTACCTACGACAAAAAGAACATGAAGCGTGGGGGTTCAACCAAACAAGCAAGTAGAATGACAGTTCTTACCAAAAAAGCAAAAGAGATTCGTAAAGAAGGCGAAGCGTGGCGAGATGCTTTAAAGCGTGCAAACGATATGATGAAGTAATTGTTAGCGAGGTATTAAAAATAAACCTTAATGCCTTGCTATTTAATTAATTATTATATTTGTCAATTAATAACCTAAACAATAAAAAAACACTATGGAAACGATTAGAGAATTATTAGCAAAGCTTGACAACAAAGTAACACCTTCAATGGCAAAAAAATTGGATGGTATGCAAGCGTTGCAAGAAAAATTACAAGTTGCAAAAGAAGAATACGAAGCAGACCCAACTGAGGAAAAATTAGCAGATTTACAAGAAATCGAAGAATTCATGGCAGATGAAAACGAAGATATTATTGAAGATTTGAAAGTTTTAGTCCGTAGAAAAAGATTCGCAGAAGAAGAAGAAAAGGCAAGTCAAAATAGTTCAAAAAGTGGTGAAGCACCTAAAGGTGGTGAGGCATCAAAAGACGAAGGAAAGAGCGGTCTTGGAATGTTTGGTTGGATTGCTGGGGGTGTGTTACTTGTAGCTTCGTTTGGCGCAATTAACTATTTCAGAAATAATAGATAGTGGATAGAAAGAAAAAAATATTTTTAGCTATTGGCTTAGTCGGTGTTGCCGTAGGGGGATTTGTGCTTGCTAAATTTCTAACAAGAAACGTTAGAAAAATTAGAGGTGGTACAATAACCCTACAAACATTTGACACACCGCCAGTAGACACACCATTAACCGAATAAGCTATGTCGAAGTACACAAAGTTAGATGCAAAAGTACCCGATATTAATAGAACTTATAATAGTGGTGCTTACAATTATTCAAAACCAGAAACCATTACGGCTAATAGTGCCATGATGAATAAAATATACAAGGATTACGGAAAATTCATCAACAAATGGGGGATTGAGTTTGAAATAGACGATTCTATTTTAGTTGGTTTTATAGCAACCGAAAGCGGTGGTGTTAATGCACCGCCTAATTCTTTTGGTGCAACTGGGTTAATGCAAATGACCCCATTGACCGTTTATGAAATAATATCTAAATGGGAAAAAATAGTAGGAACTCCTTTGTCTAAAACGACTTTGGCATTTTTTACAAAAGCAATACCATCAATCAAAAAAATTGATGCAAATACTGACCCTACAACCGCAATTAAAAGTGAAATATCAAATGCACTAAAAAGCAACGTTGAATTTAACATAGCGATTGGAACGGCAAACATACGTTGGTTGTTAGAAGCTTTTAAAGCGGATGGCAAAGCGTATATCAATAAAGTAATGATTTCCTATAATGCTGGTTACTATACTTCAAAGGGAAACTTAAAAGGTGTAGTTACCACAACGCAATTGGTAAACAACAAAGCTTTTCCTTTGGAAAGTAGAGGTTACTTACTTAAAATGCTTGGGGTTAACGGCTTCTTGGATTTATGGTTTAAAAAAGAAAAGTAATGAAAGATATTATTAAGTTTTTTTCATTGTGTTGGAAATCATTTATCAAAAGTGATAAGTGGATATTTTTTGGCGCTTCTCTTACAATAGGCTTACCTTTTATAGAATACTTCAGTATGGTTTTTGAATTGCCTTTTAGAACTGGCAATTTTGATTCAAGACAAATAACGTTACTTGGGTTTATGTGGTTCTTTATTTTAGTTATTGGCGAAGCTATAAACTATAAAATAAACCACAAATATTCCTTTAGCGTGTGTAATTTGTTTTGGGGCATTTTAGGCTTTGGATTGGCTTTAACATTAATGAGATAAGTATGGCTTACACAATTAAGAAATATTCGTTTACGAAAGCAAAAGCACTTGGGGTAGAAATAAAACCATCGACCAACATATTGAAAAAAATCGATGTGTTCAAGAATGGTAAAAAGGTAGCCACAATTGGCGCAAGGGGTATGAATGATTACCCTACATATTTAGAAAAAGAAAAGAAAGGATATTACCCAAAAGGTTACGCACACAAACGTAGGATGCTTTACAAAGAAAGGCATAAAAAAGACCGAAACGTGGTTGGAACAAATGGGTATTATGCTGATAAAATACTTTGGTAAAAAGAAACTTGACAACGCACAATAATGAGTTATTAAAAAAAATAGTAACTTAAATTAAAAAAAAATGACAAAAAAAACTAAAATGGTATTAGGTGCAGTAGCCGTGTTAGGTGTAGCCTATTATTTGTGGAAAAAAAGCCAAGATGGTGGTATGGCAAGCATGAGTGGTTATTCTAACTTCGATGGAGTAAGAATGAGCCGTTTTGCTAACGCAAGCGGAATGGGTTCTGCTTCAACTGGTAGACAACAAAAGTGTCAAGTAATGAATAAAGATGGTTCCACTTGGACTTACAATGCTATTTATGGTAGATGCGACAAATATGGTGGCACTTTAATTAATTAGTAAATTATGGCATTAGTATATGAAAGTAAAGTTCCTAATTCGTATAGGACTGATTTCGTAAAAAAAGTTAGGGAGGTATCTACTCGTTTAGGTATCGACCCTAACTGGCTAATGGCAATTATGTATTGGGAAAGCGCAAGTTCATTTTCCCCAAGTATTCAAAATAGTATTGGTGCTACTGGATTAATTCAGTTTATACCAAGTACTGCAATAGGTTTAGGAACAACTACTACGGCATTAAAAAATATGTCAGCAGTAGAACAATTGGATTACGTTGAAAAATACCTAAACACTTACAAAGGCAAACTAAAATCTTACGTTGATACTTACTTTGCGGTGTTTTTTCCTTTGGCTATTGGAAAGCCAGATGATTGGGTTGTTCAAGGTGGCGGTGTTTCAGCAAGTCAAATTGCAAAACAAAATCCAGCCTTTGATGTAAACAAAGATGGTAAAGTGCAAGTATGGGAAGTTAAAAAAATCATGCTTCAAAAATTGCCAAGCGAATGGGTGAATGATGGAAGTTTTGGATTGGCTATTAAGTCGTACAAAAATTATTTAGCCGTAGGATTATTATTAATTGCCATAGGCGCAACATACATTTATAATGTTAGAAAAAGATAGTGCTTCACAAGAAGAAGTAAAAAAAGAAGTAAATAGTCAAATTCACAAACACCTTTCTACAATATTTGTTGTTGTTGGAATTATTTCCTTTACGTTAGGTGCAATAGTGAACTATTATACAATTAAACGATTAAACGGAGGTCAAGCATGAAAATAAGCGGACAAGTTTTAGATAGCAAAGGCGAAGGATTATCTTTAGCCAATATAACTATTACAAGTGGTGATAAAGCCGAGAAATTAGGAGTTGTCGCAGACTTGGATGGTAATTTTAGCACTGAAAACGATTTAATCAAACCCGATTCAACTTTTAGGATAAGCTATGTTGGTTTTATACCACAACTATTCAAAGCAAGCGAATTGGATAATAAAAAAATTACGTTGATTGAAAGCAACGAACTACTTTCACAAGTCGATGTGTTTTCGCAACCTAAAAGAACTGCAAAGCAGTCGGTTAGTGCCTTAAAAGCACATATTCAAAATAATAAATATGCTTATGCTGGCATAAGCGGTCTATTGGGAATTTTCCTTATAGCTAAATCAATTAAAAAATAATTATGGAAGCAAAAACTACTGCATCAGAAACTACTCCAGCGCCAGCTACTGCGCCAGCGCCCGAAGTTGCAAACGTAACATACCAAGCGCCAGCTTCAACTCCACAAATGGAAACTGGTGGTGCTATGGAATCTATTGCAAAACCTAAAATGAATATCAAGGATATTGTTATTAGTGCTTTGCTTGTTGCCTTATCAATTTATGGTATTTTCTATTATAGAAAGGCAATCAAAAAACTTGACGAACAACCAACTGCTGATGAAATTGATGAAATGAGTGGTGATATTGAAGAAGTTAAGTTTAACTTACAAAAAGCGTTAGGTAAAAGATATCAAAAAACTTAAGATATGGCAAGCATTACTACAACATCAAAACAACAAGCTTTGATTGAATCTGTTGATAAATTTAGAAAAGAACTTCCAAGTCGAGAGGAAATGCTGAAACGACAAGCCGAACAAGAAAAACAATTTCAAGAAGCTAAAAGAAAAGGTAGAATTAAACTTGTTACTGGCGCTTCTATTGTTCCAATAGGTTTATATGCTTTTTCCAAATATAAAGGTTACGATAGTAAAAAAACTGCTAAAGTAACTATTATAGGTTCTGTTATAATTTTTGGCGCAGTTGTGTTAAACGGATTTAGTGGCGCATGGAGTGGAGAAACTTTTGCAGATAGTTTATTAGCTAAAATTGGTATTGGGAAAAAAAGTAAATCATTAAGTCCAAAAGTACCACAAGCAGAACAAATTTTAGTAAAACAAGCAGTAGAAATTCAAAAATAAAAAATTGTGGCACAAAGTAAAGGATTAGGCGATACGATTGAAAAGGTTACGACCTTTTTAGGAATAAAGCAATTGGTTGAAAAACTCAATCCAGATTGCGGTTGTCCATATAGAAGGGATTACTTGAATGAAAAAGTACCTTATAATTTCGATTCTTACAAAAGAATATTAAAATTTAAAATTTAAAAAAATGAAAACAAAAAATTTATTATGGTTTGGATTGGGTGTAGCTATTGGCTATGTATTCATGAAAAAAAATTGGGGTCGTAAAGTTGTAGAACCATTAGCCTCAACTGTTTTAGAAGCTACTAAAGAAGTGGCAACGGATGTAAAAGATACAGTTGTAGATACTGCAAAAGTTACAAAATGCGAAGCCGAGTGGGTTAAATTTGCTTCAACTGCACGTTTTGCTTCTAAAGAAGGCGCTGACCAAGCTAAAAAAGAATTTATGGCTACTTGCATGGCTAAATAAAAAGAAACTAACCAATGAACTTAAACGAAGTTACCTACGGAAACCCAACAAAAGAGCAATACAACCATGTTACCAAGCGTTGCATGGTTGATGTTTTGTTCGATAAATTAAAAGAACAAAGGTTTCCCAATAATGATTCAGAATTAGTTAAGGATGAACTTAACGAACTTGTGGATTATTTAAAAGTTATGGATGATGATGAAAACGAAACTTATTTAAAGCGTTACAAGTCCTATGACCGCAACCTTATTCAAGTAATTAATGCCACCTTTTTAAAAAAGGGAATTGAAGTTAACGAGTTAACACATGACATCGTAAAGGATATAGAAGATTTGATTTATAAGCTTAAATTCTATTTTCAAAGACCACGACCAAAACAATTAGCGCAATATTACAAGTTGAAGTTGTTTCCATACGATAGCTATGTGGCTAATACACCTTCGTACCCTTCGGGGCATACTCTACAAGCTTTTGTTATTCTAACAATTATTGGTAACTTGCACCCAAAGGAGTATTCCTTTTGCAAAGAAATGATTGACGATATTGCTTATAGTAGATTATACATGGGAGTTCATTTTCCAAGCGATAATGATTTTGCTAAAGTAGTTGGTGAAGAAATTTTAAAAGTTCCAGAATTTGCCAAGAAATACGGAATATGAAACATCCAGAATACGAATTACAAAGCGCTATAAGTTGGTACTTGACTTGTCAATATAACGATGTGTTATTTTTGTCAGATACGATTGCAAACTTGAAGCTTACGAAAATGCAAGCGATACGAAATAAAAAGATTCAGAAAGTTGGATTTAAGACACCCGACTTACTTATATTAGAGCCAAGAAACGGATATAGCGGACTTTTTATAGAATTAAAGATTGACACACCATTTAAAAAAGATGGTACAATCAAAGCAAGCACAAAAGACCATTTGAAAGGTCAACTGGAAAGCATTGAAAAACTTAATGCCAAAGGTTACAAAGCTTGTTTTGCAGTTGGTTTTGACGAAACCAAAAAAATAATAGACGACTATTTAAAGTAAAAATATGGATAACCAAGAACAACAAAAAACAACAACAACCCTACTCACTGAAATCAATAAAACCATACAAGTTTTAGGGATAGACAAATTAGTGGATATACTCAAACACATTCGCAAAAAGAGTGTGGAAATTACCCAAGAACAAGTAGACCAATCAGAAATTATAATTAAATTAGTTTGCGAAGAATTTGACATTACAATTGACGAATTTTACTCGCATAAACGATTGAAAGATAGGCGATATGCAGTGGGAGTTTGTGCCTTTTTGCTTCAAAACAAAGTTGGACTTGATAATTCCGATATTTCATTCTTACTTCGCAAGCCAGCAGACATGGTTTCTATTTACAAAAATTCTATAAATTATTTGAACGATAGGCGACCCGATGATTACAAAATCCTTAAACGTATTACCAATATAAATAACAAACTTTAAGCTTAAAAAAAATGAGTAACCAAGAAACATTTGAACCAGAAATTATTGATAGTGATTTTTCCCCACTTGATGCGCCAGTAAAACAAAGGAGTTATACTTCGCACAAAATTGATTCATCACAACCAATGCCCGAATTGGAAGTTCCAACCTTTGAAACTCCAATGTACACTTCGTTTGATGAACCCGAAGCAGAAACTAAAGAAGAACAAAGACCATTCAATGAAGCGTTTAGCGAATTAGATGGAAAGGAAAAAGCTATGGGTGCCGAAATGATGGCAGAAATGACTTTGGACTTATACGAAAAAGGTTGTGGATTCTTAGGAAAGTTGCCCGAAATTAGCGAAGCTAAATTAGATAGGCTTATTGCTGAAGGGGATATTGATGCTGAAATTGGTATTCCAACCGAAGGTGGTGTAATGCCAGTTAAAGAGTTTGCCGTAGAATACAACGAAAGTATTAAAACTGCTTTTGAAGTTAGTGATGAATTTAAGGAAAAGGTAAAACCGCCTTTGGTTCGTGTATTTAAAAAGCGTGGAATTGGTATGACTGACGAGCAATTGTTGGCTTACTATTTTGTAACGGATTTAGGTACTAAAGGAGTTCAAGCGTTCATGTTAAAGAAAACCGCTGACAATATTCTTAATTCGCTTAAAGAAAATACAATTGCTTTGCGTGAAAGTAGAGCGCCAAAACCAAGAGCAGAACAACCAGTTCGCCCACAACAAGAAGCGTCAAGCGTAGACTATACCGAAAATATTAGTGAGGTAGTTAGCGAAAGACCAAAAACAAGAACAAGCAAGCCTAAAACGAATTTGGAAGAACAAATGGAATATTTTGCCGAGCCAGAAGAAGTAGGTGTATTTTCAAACTTAAAAGATAATGGTGGCTTTAAGGAATCATTCCAAGATGCTGATGGTATGCCAGAGTTTGGTAACACCGATATTTTAGCAGAATTGGAAAGGTTAAGCGGTCAAGACGAACCGAAAAAACCAGTTCGTAAAACAAGAACAACCAAAACAACTGCAAGAAAACCAAGAACAAAAAAATAATGGAAGCAAGAGAACCAAAATTAGGAGTAGCCGTTGGTAGAAAAGGTTGCGGTAAAACCTATACTACTAATTTGATGATTAAGCAATACATAATGGGGAATCCATCGAAAGGTGTTCCCCCTCGCAGAGCATTAATACTTGATGTTAATGATGAATTTGAGGATATTAAGGCATTAAAATTGTCGGATGTAATGCGGTTTTCAGCACACCCACATATTGAAGCAAGGCGAATTAGACCATTCCATGATACTGGTGTGCGTATGACCATTAGCGAAATACAAGATACATTATTCAAAATTTTAAACGATTATAGAGGTGGATTATTACTTATAGAGGATATAAACAGATATATTTCAGACTATTTACCAAACGACTTGGTTGGTGCAATATGTACAAACCGACACACTGATACAGACATCATACTACACTTTCAGTCAGTAGGTAGGGTATCACCAAAGATTTGGCAAAACTTAAATTGGATTCGTTTCCACAAGAATACGGATTCAGT